AGATGTTGAAACATAGTAAGGACTTCTTACATTAATTTTAGCCATTTAATTGTTGTTTAGTATTAAATTCCAAAAATGCTTCTGTATCTAAAGCAAATGCTTGTTCTAATTCTTTAGGTAATCCTTTAGCGTACTTTTCAAAGGGTTTAGTAAAAAATAAGCTTGGTTTAATTCCCTTATAAAATATACTTCTTGCTATTAAAAACTGTAAAGTCTTTCTATTTAAAAATCTTCCTTTTTCATCTCTTGGTGCTATACCTTTTCTTACTGTCCATTTATCAAGTTTACTTGGTGGTGGCATTCCTTTTAAACTATTAGCACCTCCTTTTCTTTTGTATGAGTATGGTGTTTTGTATTTTTTCTCAACACCGCTTACCCCTTTGTCTTGAAACACCCCATAGTAAGGCATCTCTATTTCAAACTGTAAACTTCTATCCGTTACCTTTACTTTACCCCCTTTTAATTCATTTTCTAACGCACCCCCACCTTTACCTTCTTTACGCAGGTTCTTTTTAGATTCTTCAACGACCTTATCTCTAAATACTTCTAAAGCCTTTTTAAAGTTATCTAATTGCATATATCAATGTTATTCATAGTAACCACCGTAAAGGTGCTTACCCATCCTGCTAACTCATTTTCAAACCTATCGTAAAAAGCCTCAAGTGAAGCTGCACCTTCTAAATGATAACCATCTTGATGTGGTGTTCCTTTTCTTAATTTTTGATGCATTCTATTTAATACAGATAGTTGTGTGTTTAGTACATCTTGTCTGTTATCGTTCCCAACAAAGACATCAGTCGTTGCGTCTTTACTCGTATCCACCAAGTCCATAGCCATAACTGAAATATTATACGATATAGTCTGTCCATTATCCGTTACATTATTTATCATTATATGCGACAAAGGGAAGATAGTCTGCTTGTTTAAGTCTACCTCTGTAATATCTCCAAAAGTTACCGTATTGGTATTTTCATCCGCTTGTAGGATGTCTTTGATTTTGGTGGTTAAGTCGTAAAACGATTGAATCCCTCTGTATGTCATCGCATTTTTCTTTTTAGTTCTCTGGCTTCTATGTCAGCCTTTTCTTTTTTGAATGTCAACATCAATAAACAAGTATTCATATTTAGTTCTGTTATTTCTTCAAATTTGGTAACATCTCCATCGGCAAGAGCGTAGACAGACTGATACCAGCCCCATTTAGCACCGAAGTTTGCTCTGGAGTCAAGTCCTCCCCCTCCTGTAAATAAGCTATCATAGCTTTCGACAATTCGATTCCTAAATTCCAAAAAAAAAGCATAGAACTAACTACTGCATCCATTGGCGTGTGCTTCATTGCTTCGTGATAGTTATCGCCTCTGTATTCTTCGATTAAGTACTTGTCTTTTATCTTTTGTTTGATTGGTCTGTATAAAACCGCCATAGCCTTGTGTAAGTTTTGAATATCTGAAATAGAATTATCTAAATCGATATACTCACCGAATGTCATATCTTCTAACTTTGGAATAAAACCAAATTCAGTATCACCTATCTTAAAGCTTAAAACTAAATCAGGTTTTTGCTCAAGTGTTTGTGCTATCATTTCTGTAATTCTATCAATATCAGACTTACGATATTTAATAGCATCACTTAAAGGTAAATCACAGAATATCTGTAAGATTTTCTCTTGAATAAATAAGTCATCTAAAGACGCATCCTTGTTTACATCTAATACCTTTTGAAACCTTTGATATTTGTGTAAAGGAATATCCTTAAGACTATCTGGTACGGTTATCTTAACTTCCATAACTATAAAACGATTTTATTTTGATTTTTTAAACGAGATTAACGAACTGCGTATTTTCCGTAATTAGGTTTTGACAGCATATTATAAGTAGCATAACGCAAACTATCAATCGTATGGTTATTGGCGTCTCTTGGAACATTAGTCAGCTTTCCGCTTTTATCTTCCATCCATTTGTAGTTTCTAAATTCTTGAATCATATTTTCAGAATCAGAAGTAATATGTAGTTTGTAACGCTTTAATAAATCTATCCCTGCGTTTACAGAATCTTTGCCTTTTATTGTTGGTCTTGTATTTAATCCCATTCTTCGTAATTCATCTATTAATCTTGGTTCTGCTGAATCACAAAAAACCGCATCTCTATTTACACCAACTTCTCGAAGCTTTAAGTAAATATCATTAGCAGTCATTTTGGTTTGATAGAAGTGTTCTTTACAATATAGGTTAAAGTCTTTTTGGTAAACGCTAACTAAAGTGGTTGGGTCATTAACATATCCAAAGTCCATTCCATAAGAAATAAACTGGGCATCTTCAGGAATCTTATTTACTTCTGTATATTGAAATATAGTGCTTTTACTTACACCTCTTTCACCAAGCCCATAAATCTGCCAGTAGGTTTCGTCTGTTTCCCTTAAAAGCTCTATTTCTTTTCTTATGCTTGTATCAAGAAAAGGATTGTCTAAATAAGTAGTCTTGTAAAATTCTGCATCATCTCTTGGCAGTACATTATCATATATCCAAGAATACTCATCAGAAGGATTGTAATCAAGTATTATCTTTTCGGTGGTACGAAATACCAACTGCTGCCAATCCTCAAAAAATAATTCGTTAGCTTCGTTTATAAACAGCACATCCCTTTTTCTACCCCTTACCTTTTGTGGTTGGTCTAAAGAAATAAACTCCACAAGATTACCAAATAAAAAATATTCGCTATTTGATTTGTTATGTTGTTCTTCAGAGTAGATTCTGTATTGTTTAAGGATATCTATAAAATCCCGCATAACAGATGCCCTAACACTTGGAAATGTTTTACGACAAATTGTTATAGTCTTACCGCTAACCCTTGTGCAATAATCAAAAATGAGCCAAAGGAGGATGTTGTAAGTTTTACCACTACGAGTCCCCCCTTGCTCTATTGTTATTTTCTTGTTTGACCTTTGTAAATGTTTAAATATTACATTAGTCTCTATCTTCTGTTTTGTCAATGATTTCTATTTGAAAGTTAGTAGGCATACCATCTGCACCAGTTATTTCTTGTCTTTCAATATATCCTCTTTTCTTCCCTTTAGTTTTTAAATAGAAAATAGTAGCTGAAGTATTCCCTTTGCCAATTTGTTTGTGTAATTGACTTTCAGCATAATCTAAAGCTATGTTTTGAATATCATCTACTTCTTTAGCAAATTCAGGGTCATCTTGAAGCCATCCGTAAAATGTAGTCCTACCTATTCCAACAGTCTTACAAGCAGTAGTAACTACACCTAAAGATTTCTCTAAAGCTTCTATAATTGCTTTTTTATGTTGTTCAGTTTTGTCCATACGGCTTTCCGTTTATTTTTATTTCAAGTGATGGGTCAAGTTTACGCATTCGGTCAATTATAACTTGACAATACTTTGGGTCAAGTTCCATACCATAGCATTTGCGATTTGTGTTATGACTCGCCACCATTGTAGTTCCAGAACCTAAAAATAAATCCAAAATATTATCTTGTGCTTTATAATTAGTAAATGACCATTCCACCAATGCAATTGGTTTTTGTGTTGGATGTACTCTTTTTTCACCCATCTCACTACCTTTTATCATTCCGTGCCATTGATGTCTAAATACATCTACTTTAACCCCTTTATTTACAAAAGCCAATTCTGCACCGCTAAAAGTATCTCCTTCTCTTTGCTTATCCCATACCAACCAACCAAATCCATTTGGCAAACAAGATGAATAATAATTTGCGCCCCAAAATATCATTATTGCATCGCTAAATAAAGATTGACATAAATTAAAAGAATCTATTGCAACTGTAACATCATTATCTCCTAATATTTCACCAAAATCATTTTCTTTAGCGTTACCTTTTATTCCTTTACCACTATGGCTTATTCCATAAGGAGGGTCAGTAAAAACCATATCCGCTTTCTCGCCATTCATCAACTTTGCCACTTGGTCAGCGTCTGTACTATCACCACAAAGCAAACGATGCTCTCCTATTTCAATTAAATCGCCAAGCACAACATCGACTTGCATTTGCTCTGGCTCTTCATAATCATCCTCTGTTGCCTCTAAAACTTCTTCCTCTTCAAATGGGAATCCATCTAAACCCCATTCTTCAAGCGCATTAGTATCCCATTCATTAGCTAAAACATCCCAGTCCCATTCTCCAAAGCCTACATTATCTTTAATGATAAATTCTCTTTGTTGCTGTTCAGTTAAATCTTTAGCTTGGATTATATGTACTTCTTTCAGCCCTGCTTCTTGACAAGCCTTTAATCGCATATTGCCCCCAAGAACGATGTTATCTTCATTTACTACGATTGGTCGTAGTTCTAACATCTGCGGAAAGTCTTTAATACTTTGTACAAGTTTCTTAAACTTATAATCCTTAATTATTCTTGGATTGTCTTGGTTAGGCTTAACCTTACTAATTGATACTAACTGTGTTTGCATATTTATAAAACGATTTATTTATTAATTTATAATGGCGCTAATTAAAATAAGCATTACCCCTATAAGCATAGAATAGAAAACTATTTTAGCGGAGTATTCGTATTGTTTATTTGTTCTTCTTTTGTCTGTTTGTAGTTGTTGTTCTTCGTGTTTCATAATGTTTGTTTAATGATACAATTAGTATAGGTTTTGTTT